CAATACCGAGAATTGGAAGATCTTCAATCTTAGTCTCACGGAAATCATTTAACTTAATTATTTTCGACATCTAAGCAATATCCTCAACTTTCTTATTAACAGAATTCCCATTGTTAGTCCTCCATTTTATAAAGTGTTAGTCTTTGGCTATTTTTCGGTGCGTTTCTGTGATATGCAGGTTTCAACAAGTACAACAGAGATTGTTTCTTTTTGTGATACTTTTCAGCTAAATAATCTGCTGTACCAAGATCAATAAATGTGTCACCTCTATACATTGCATACCACTTTGGTTTTAGCTGGGTTTTACTCATTTTGACTTACCTGCCTTACTACTCCATGGAGCTTCTTAGCAACTTTTGCTGCCTCTTCTGCCTTTTTATCATCATCAAATATTGCTTTAAAGCCCTCGGTTACATCTTTACTGTTTCCAAATTGTAAAGATGTAAACAGCAATTGTCCCACTTGACTAGAAGCAATCAAATCTAAAGAGCTTTGATCAACCATTTTCGATACTTCCTCAGTCAGTTTTAAAGCTAAATTTTCATCTCCAACTGCTACAATTCCCAAGGTCCTTCCGATAAATCTTGCTAATTCTTCGCTAATATGTTCTGTTCCTCTTACGTATTTACTCATTTTTTAATCCTCTTCGTCCTCGTTTAGTACAATTTTTGCAATAGCATATAAGGCAATATCAGCTGGGTTAACGCCTAATTCTTTAATAAGATAACCTGCCACATTATTTCCTGCTTCATTCAAATACCGTTCAGCATTGTCTTTCTCATCAAACTTGTTAGCGGTATTCGCCTTAGCTATATCAGTTAATGTTTCTAGTAACAAGCCAACGTTCTTCGGCTTTTCAGTAGCTTTATCTTTTTTGTCCTTTAGATTAGCAACAGCTTCCTTTACCGCTTTAGCTCTTATTTTTAAAGTTAAGGCTGTAGCCTTGAGAGCATCAATACACTCTTCTTGGTCAATATCTCCTAATGGTGCGCTAGAAGTGTCAAATCCAGCCCACCATTCACCGTCAATGCTTAAATTACCAGCGTAAGTAACACCGTATGGAAATTCAGAAAATTCATCTAATCTATCAAAGTAATCTTCGTTTCGATTGTTAACCTGAGCAATCCATTCAGCAGGATCATCAAGCGGGTAAAGTTAGATATATCCTGTATAGTAAGTCCAAGGCTTAGTATGTTTAAAAACCATAATTCTTCTTCCGCTTACAATTTCGTTATAAACATTTTCCATGATTTACTCCTCCGTTAGATCTGAATTAATTAATAGTTGCCCAATCTTTGACCAGTTAAACTCTGGGCGTGTCTGTGGGTATTCTTGACTGAGCATATCTGTGATACGCTCGTATGCTTCTTGTTCTTCTGTGTTCAGATCATCAATAGTAAGTGTTGATCTGTCTTTAGAAATACCTAGTAAGTAGTCAACAGGTACGTTGAAAAAATCGGCTAACTTTTGCCAAGTCTCTAGTTTCAGTTCACGATCGCCCTTTTCATATAGGCTAATTGCTTGCCTTGTTACTCCAAGCGCTTTTGCTATATCTGCTTGACTTAGATTTTTTTCTTGCCGAATTTCTTTAAGTCTATTCTTCATAGGTTACCTTCCGTACTCTCTAAAAATTGCATTACGTTCTTCTCGACTTATATGTGACACTGGATTCTGTTGCCTAATCTGTTGCTGAACTTGATCCCAATCAGTAGCCCTTCGAACTGGCTTACTTCCAAAATTCCTTCGTGAAATAGGTCCTGTATCTGGTTGATTGAGATATGCCTCAAACTTAGTTCCAAATAATGTTTCTGGGCGTAAGTACTGCGCCATATTGCTATCGTGTAGCCATTCAGCACACTTCTTGTCTATAACTGTCTTAAAGTCAATATCAGTAAAACCCTCGTTATATCTAGCTTTAATTAGTCGTCTAGTAGCTTTAGAAGTCGGTCGATAATGTGAATTAGTTTTTCTGTTTAAGTAATCAATAATTTTTTCGTAAGGTATTTTTTGAGATTTTTGTTTTGGTTCAGAGTCGACGTTCTCAGAACTCGACAATTTATTTATATTATTATCTTTACTTAACTTATCTTTACTTAACTTATCTTCGGTATACACTTTGTTTGCATCTTGTATACAATCTGTATCCATGTTGTATACATCTTGTTTACTTTCTGTATCCTGAACAATCGGGGATCTTGTAACAAGGCGGTATTGCTTGGTTTCGGAGAGTTCCAATTTTTTCTTATTCTCTTGATAAACTGTTTTGTGATAACGATCTTTAGGAATATAGTTATGAACGAACCAATCAGTTATTGCTACAGTTCCATCTTCAAAGACAATTACATACCCTTTTTCAATTAGATGAGTTAAATCATCTTGTTGCCCACCAATTGAACGGGTTATAGTTTTAGGATTTCCAAGAAAACCATCATCATCTGCGTGCATACATAGATGAAAATATAGGTTTTGAGTGGAAACTGGCATATCTAGGAACTTGTCTGTCTCAACAACTTTGTCACTAAACATCCTTCTGCCCATTTTTTACCTCCTCCTTAATATATTTTTGTTCAACTTTTGGCCCCTCTCCTGGAAGGGTACCGAACAAATTAGAGACATCTTCTTGTTCTCTCTGTTGTTTTTCCCTTAGCTCTTCTTCTCTTTTAGCTTCCTCTTCTGCCTTTTTCAAAGCTTCTTGCTTACTCTTTTCTCGCTGCTTATAAATTTGATTTAGCTGATGAATAGCTTGCGCATCTTGTGGAGTGTGTGACCCTCTAATCCACTCTTGCGCATCTTGCATACCATCTACGGCTTCTTGATACAGATCAGCTAAGTTGGCTTTTAAGCCGTTATAGTAGACCATATAGTTATCTAATTCACGCTTAGATAGTACTTTTGGCTCTTCAATAGTCTTGATATCTTGTGCATCATCGTCATCTTCGCTAGCAATTCCAAATGCTGCACTTAAGGAGTAACGCTTGGCGTAACTAATTAAACTAGCAGTTTTCTGCGCATCCCCAACATTGAAATTTTTAAACCAAACTTTATTAGTTACTGCACAAAATCCTGTAATATCGACTAAAATCGTTCGGACATCTACACCTTGATCTGTGTTATTAACATCAAAGAAGTAAGAAAATTGAACAGCTCCCTTATCGTCAACAACGTTCTTAATAGCGTCCATAACTGATTTATCAACATCTGCTAAATCAGCATATTTGTATTCATAGGTATAAGGCTTGCCGGCCTTTGTTTTACCAGATACTTGAACTGTGTGGCTTCTCTGTGGTTGCTTAATATTGGCTTTAACTTGGGCAAAATGAAGTGCCCAGCTAGTGCGATCTTTCTCTTCTCCTATAAACTCCATTGTGTTTACCTCTTAATCGGTTCTACTTTTAATCCATTTTTCTTAAAGAATTGGACTAATTTTTCCATTTGAGTATGTGAGCCTGTAATTTTTAAGTACGCAATTTCGGCTTTACCTACTACTTCCCCTGTAGAAGTATCAATTACCGAATTACCTTTAACTGATTGTGGAATAGACTCATCTTGTTCTTGATTTAATTCACGTTGACGTTTTCCATCGTTTTTAATACGAGTTAATATTTCAGAAATAGTTAAATCACTAATAAGATTTATATAGCTATCTGGTAGAATCTGTTCTTTTTCAGCAGCTTCTGTAATCAACTCAATTTTTTCATTTTTGAAATCACGTTCTTGAGCCGCCTTTTCTAGCAACTGATTAATTGTTTCTTCAGCCTTTTTCCAATTAGTGGACTTGTTATCCCATTTACTGTCATATGGAATGTCTTCATGCGTAAGACCAAACTGTTCGGCCATCTTATCTATATGCTTAATATTATTCTCATGTCTTAATTTAATTGCTTGTTCTTTATAGTCTTTAAGCCCTTGATGAATTTGGCCTGAAACATCCTCAATTTCATCAATTAAATCGTCCATTTTTCCATCAAATTCAGCTAATGGTTCTAAAGCCTGTTTCCTTACCGCCTTTTTAGCTGCCCTTAGTGCTTTTGCTTTCTTATTTAAATCAGCAGCTATTGCTTTATCACCTTTCAAATTAGCAGGAACAACTACATAGCCGTTATATCTTTTATAGACTTCGTCAGCTTCTTTTCTAAGCTTGTCAAAGTCTTCAAATTCAATTGATGCTGGTGTTAATTTAAATCTGTATTCAGAACTAGTTTCATCTAACTTGGTAGCAATTTCTTTACTTTTCATAATCAGTAGTTGCCCTCCAATCCGCCAAAGTAATCCATAACTTGCTCTTTCCAGAGGTCATCGTCTTGGTCAACAGTAGCTAGATATTCAATTACTTCTTTTTTGTCCCAATCAGTTTTTTCAACAAAGTTATCAATACCCATTCCAAAAATTTGAGTAGTAATAAAGTGCTTAAAGTTATAATAATTACAACTGCTGTCACCGATTGTTACTAAAAACTTTCCTTCAAATGCGGAACTAATGCCTTGTTCTGCTAACCTTTTTTGTTCTTCCAGCAGTCGTTGCTCTCTGAAAGTTTTAGCTTGTTCTCGTGTCATAATCTCAATCATTGTGGTAAAATACTCCTTAGAAATTTAATTTATAAAACCTTTGAATTAGTCGTTACTGATTGCAGTCGGTAACGGCTTTTTTTGTGTCATTAATGCAATTTGGAATTGCTTATCGTACTCATCAACAACTAATGGTGACTTATCTTGTCTGGCAAAAAATGCGTTGCTATTACTGATTAATCTTGCTTCTAGCGTCATGTATCTCACCTCCCCCTAAATAAATAATTTCCAAAAGTAGTAACTCAACATACTTACTGCTAAAACTCCTGCTGCAATTATTTCCGAGCAGACAATAGCAAGTAGCCAATCTGTCTTCTTTTTCATTTCTATCTCTCCAAATCCTTAATACTTGCGTTCCAGTCAATGCGGTGGTAGTTTTCTTCAATCCACTTTTTGGCGTCTTTTCTAAAAATGATTGTTTTCTTACCCCCTCTGGGATTAACTACAAAACCACCATTTTCAAAATTAACTTCCGGAAATTCGTCAAATATAAAAACTCTAATCCATTCCTTACCTTTACCTCCGCAATATTTTTTTCGGAACTCATCAATATTGATTGTTGC